AGCCAACGCAGACATAAACCAGATCACAAAGTTCTTTAAGAACCTCATCATCATCTTGATTGCTGATAGCATACATCAACTCCTTATATTCTTCCTGTATGAGCGTTCTTCGCAAAGACTTTTCACTATCTACTATTGCAGAAGGCAAAGGATATTTAAGCCCTGTAGGATGATTGAAAGCATGATGAAACATATGTAACTTATCCTGTAATGTTTCACTCTTACCCATCATTCTTCATATCCTCTATGAGTTTATTTAGATACCACTCTGCCTTCAACAAATCTTTAACGGGATTCTCTTTGTCCTTATACCTACACCTACTAACATACTTAAAGATATTTCCTTTAAGGTACCCTCTGAACTCTTGCGGCTCCATACTGTCTCGTATAAGATCGATAGTCTCTACTGTATTTCGATTGTAATGATCTGGACTATTAACCTCATTCCAATATTCATCTTTCATCATGATCATTTTCCTTTATTCTTTTCTTAACTGAAAAGGGCACAACATTTTCCCCGTAACTAGCATACTCATTTTCTGACGCCTCTGCACCTTGAAGGTACACTACATCAGGGTCTTCTTCTAGCATATTAATGATACCCTGGGCTATTGTGGTTACAGTAGAACCTTCTTCCTGTGTTGCATCCATTACCCTAACCGTAAATTCTCCTTCATCCCCATCGTTTGATAGAACAATTAGTACATTGTCTTTTCTTATTAAGGATAATAGATTGAAAACATTATTCATTTCTAAGAGAGCTTGTGCTTCGTTTTCTATGTCTTTGTACTGCATGGTATTTCCTTTTTAATGAAGTCTAAAAAGTAAGAAGCATCTACTATTATAAGAGGTTTTTCTCTATTCATTTTAATAACTAGTATAGGTTCTCCCTTACCTTCATGCTTGGTTGCTTGTTGATAAGAATCGTATATCCCTTTATAACTTTCTCTTGCTTTACATTCTATTTTTATATGTATTTGTTTAGCGGCTAATGGGGACAACTTAATATCTGCACCTGTTTCTCCCATGATAGCCCCTCTTATATCCCCTTCTTCCAAGGAAGGAAACCTAAGATACAATTGATCCCTAACCCAATCCTGTAGTCGCCTTCCTTTAGCCTTCCTTGATGCTACTGAGATGGTCATTTGCTAATTCCAAAAGTTAAGTTTATTGTAGTGTTTATCATGTAGTCTTACAAGTTCCCTCGTGAACAACTGTCTAATTTTTTTAGTAGAAAATTCCTCTAGTTCGTTCTCTACTATTACACAGTCTCTTGGAGAATAAACAACAATCTCATTCCTATTAAGTTCCTCCTCAATATTCTTGAAGTCTTCCTTCATTTTTTCTGCACCTTTTTTCTCCGTATCCTTCTGATAAAAATCATCCTCACTCATAGAAGAAAGATACTTTTTATACCTGATCGTCAGATGATTAGGTTTTATTAAATCAGATAAGTGAAGGGGAATCTTTATTGGTATAAACTGTATGTACTTTACCAAATGGTTTAACGCAATGTCCTCTTCTGTTATAACTGATTGCGTTAGTAAGGTCATTCTAAATCCCCTTCATCTTCTGCTACTTCCTGCATTCTCCCGCTTTCAGGATCGTAATAAAGTCTACATGCTGGACCTGTCAACCCAGAGAATCTATTTTTAATCACACGAATAGTTGTAATGTTTCTCTCCCTTTCATCTTCGTGCTGCCCGTTACGCTCTAGTCCAAAAACAATATCACTCAACTGACCGATAGATGCAGAGCCTCTAAGCTGACTAAGAGAAGTTACTGCACCTTCTTCATGTCCTGATCCTGTCGGTCTACGTAGATGGCTGACAAGAAACAGAACGATGTCTAGCTCCTGAACCAGGGTGCGTAGCTTTGTCATGATCTCATCCAAGGCTCTACGTTCATCAGAGTTTCCTTGATCAGATACAATGATTGATACATGATCCAAGCAGATGAACTTACAGTTAAGAGCCTTAGAAAAATATCTTACGCTACTAACTATCTTATCGATATCGTTCGAACCAAAATGGTCGAAGAAAAAAAGCCTTCCAGTACCTAATGTCTGATCAAAATATTTTCTAAATTCTTCTTTAGGTGTGGTTTTGTACACATCTGGTAGATGGAGAGGCTTATTCGCTTCTAATGACATCATGGCTAGGCCGGTACGCCTTACCGATTCCTCCATGAACATCATACCTATACTCTCTTCTGTATTCTTTAGCACATGATAGGTAAGTTCCCGCATGAATTGCGACTTACCCAACCCTGATCCAGCAGTGACGGTGATAAGTTCCCCCGTCCTTATACCATAAGTTAGTTTCTGTATTCCAAGGAAGGGATAGTTTATGATAGCTTCCGACTTATCTTCTTGGACAATATCCCACATGTCCTTACCTGCTATGATGCCATCTGGTGTGTAGCTTTCTGCCGACCACCAATCCTCCAAGAAAAATTTCTCACGGTTGTTCACAAGATACTCGTTCGCATCTTTGTGATGCTGTAGTTTAACTATCTTGGCTTTAGGGCTTAACAGTTCTGCAACCTTGAGCGCAGCAGAAGTTCCTGGAGCATCATTATCAAAACAAATTATGATGTTATCGAAAGACATCAGCCACTCATAACTTTCTTTTGCATCCTTGACTGCACTCTCTGCTCCATTCTTTATGGATACACAAGGCCACTTAGAACCAAGAAGTTGATAAGCGCTAAGAGCATCGATCTCTCCTTCGCACAGGGTTACAAACTTTCTGCCGCCGTTGAACACCTGTTGTCCAAACAAACCAGAACCAACAATGCTCCCTTCTGAATAGAAAGTTTTAGAAGAAACATTCCTTATCTTATGTGCAACTAACACCCCTTCTGTATTATAGTAAGGGTAATAATGCTTATCATCATCTTGCCGCACGTTGTATTTTTTACAGGTGTTTTCTAAGATACCTCTTGAAGGCATAGCAGAAATAATACCTTGGTTTAATATCACTTTGGAAACTTTACTTGTGATTGTTTGATTTTGTTTTCCTTTCTTTCCATGAACATGATGAGTACAATCGGGGGTGAAGCAATGTTCCCCTTCATCAGGGAAAATTACTAAGTTGTCCTTGCTGTTGCATTGCGGACAGGCTATTCGTTGCGTTGCCAAAAGCATCTCCTTACATATAAGTGTCAGTTACTTCAGGTACATTAGGTTCTCTTACAACCTTGGTCAGGTATCTTAAGCTATCCTTATATTTAAATACCCTTAAATCTTTCCAGCATTCTTCCTTGAATGGACAGTACACACAGTTACGATTAAGCCGCATGTTACCAGACTTACCATCTGCCACAGGTCTGTAGCACAGGGAAGGAGGAATAGTCTCTTTTACTGCCTCCCTTATTTGGTTAATTCTTTTATCAGCATTGATGATACCAAAATCATCTATCTCTAAAAGAGTTATCTCTCCGGTTACCTTGTTGATAGCTAGGAAGTAGCCGTTGTTTTTTCCCTCTGCCATAGCATACCCGCTTATCTGGCCTATGTATCCAAAGGGATCATCGTTCTCTAGTGTGCCTAATTTAAATTTACGAAAGGCAAAATCACTGGCAGACTTAACATCCACTACCTCTCCATCTATCTTACAATCGATATGCCCTTTCACTCCGTTAAGTGTAACCTCTTTCTGTTCATCTGTTACAGAGTGACCAGCCTCTTTGGTTAGAAAAATAAGAAGCTCTTCTAGAAGGGAGCCGTACAAAAATTTAATTAGCATCGGTCCTTTATGTTGTGCATCTTTTTTAGGGTGATTTAATTCCATCCACAAACGGCGCAAAGGTTTTCCTATGGAAGACATTCTTAGTGTTGGCCTGGCTTTATTATCCCGCTCATTTTCTACATGATCTCTGATAGCTTTCTCTATTCCTTTCAGGAAAGAAGAAAGGTTATCTTCAGATAGCTTATGTTTATTTTCCAGAGTAGAATAGATGTCTTCAACTAAGGTTTCAATTTTCATTCCTATCTCCTATAAAGCTAATTCGAAGGGGGAAGGAATCGAACCTTCCGTTAGGTGTCGCACCACCTTGAAATCCTATTGCGAATACGACTTCATTCACGAACCATACCCCTCCACAATTAGATATGTATAGCTGCCCCACGGCCACATGCACACCTCGCCCACTATACTTCTTGACAATCCAGATACGGACGCACCTATATCAAGCCCATACAATACAACTAAACTAGATTAAAGTTCCTCATCGAAGTCGGAATCACCACCGGCGTATTCGACTAGAGTTAGAACCTGAACCTTATTCAGATACAATGAAGTACCATACTGTTCCACCATAGGGTGGTCTACATTGGGCACAACCCTTACCCGTACATCAGACCCATTACCAATCAGTGTGGTCTGAATATCGATGGGAGCCTTGTCAGCGTCCATCGCTGTTACTTCGAACTTAGACTTGGGGGTAACAAATTCACCCCTGTCATCCTGCTTGTCCTTGAGCTTAACACCGATATCCAAGAGGGTCTTCTTGGACTGCTGCGACAGGTTGCCAACATCAAGCTGGTACTTGTCACTATACTCATCAGGAACCTTAAGCTTAGTCCAATAAGCTTTACCCTGAATGATGAAGCTATCTACTTTTGTTTTTGCTACCATGGTTAATCTCCTTATTTGATTGAATGGTGAATAGTATCACAGATTTTGTACGCTGTCAACAGAAATCTTTCTCGCTTTCGAGATAGGTATACTATAAAACAGTTCTCCCCTTGGTACGAACCTGTTGGAAACTTCCACAACCTCCGATTCAGAAACGGTCTGACCGGATATTTCCCAAGCTTCCCTACACATACTGTTCAATATGTAGAAGGTAATG